GACCTCGGCTATACAGCCGACCCGACCGAAATCGTGATCTTCAGGGAGACATCTGAAAATGAAAAAGCTGTTCTGCGTCTTGTTCGCCGTATTCACATGGAGCGTGTGGCCTATCCTCATATTGCCCAGGCAATCGCTCTTCTGGACAGGTATCTCAATCCTGCGGGCGTCGGCGTCGACGCCGGTGGCAACGGATTGTCCGTGGTTCAGGAACTGACCGCGCTCAACAAATACAAGGAACTGAATCTCGCCCCTCGTCTTCGCGGATACAACTTCGGAAGCGCCGTCGTCATCGGCGAGAACGACGGGCAGGAAATCAAAAAGAAATGCAAGGAATACATGACGAGCCTGATCAACAAGGGACTCCAGTCGCGGCAACTGATACTCCCGGCGTCCGACGTGGAGGTCGAAAGCCAGTTCACGACGCACACGTATTCCCTTAAGACGGGCAACATTATCTATTCAAAAGGCAACGACCATATCGTGGACGCCGTCCGGTGCGCCGTGATGATTCGGGAACAGGAACGGCTTGACAGTCTCGGCGGTGTCTCCGAACTCCCGCTGCCCGTGATGACGAACCCGATATTCAATTGAAAGGCATCCGCATGACCGATCAGGAACTCATAAAAGAAAAAATGGAGAGCGTAACGGACCTCTTGCTTCGCAAGAACCGCGACTACGGCAGCAGCTTCCGCAAGCCGGGCATTCTGTCCGGCGCGCTCGATTCAAAATCAAAACTCCTTGTCCGCATCGACGACAAACTCGAGCGGCTCGGCAACCTGCTTGAAAAGAACTCGGACGGCGACGTTCAGAACGAAAGCGTGTCCGACACGGTCACCGACCTTGTGGGCTACTTCGTTCTTCTGGGAATCCTTCTCGACGAGGAAAGACAGTCCGGGCGACCGATGAGCGTCGTCGAGGCGCAAAGCCGACGCGAAGACATACAGACCGGAGCTTCCGATTGAAAAAGAAAAACGGCAACAACAACAGGCGCGGCCCGCGCAATCACGCCTCGGGTCTGACGGTGATCACCCCGAATATGGCGACCGCCGCTGAAATGAGCGCCTCGACGTTCAGCGCACAGGCCGTGAATGACGCCATCCCGAAAACGTGGGAAGAGCGCGCCGCGAAGGCATGGCAGTTCTACGTCGAGGAGCCCATTGTCCAGAACGCGATCAACTCTTGGCGCACGTTTGCCATCGGCGATGAAATCCAGTTCAACTGCGACGACGAGGAAGTGAAATGGGAAGCTCGCGAGTTCGCAGACAGGGTGCAGTTGAACCGGCTCGTTAAAGACAGCGTTCTCCAGTGTCTGGTGAAAGGCGAAACCGTATGCTTCAAACGCCCGACGCAGGACGGAAAAGACATCGAGGAAGTTGTCTGCGTCAATCCGATCAGCGTGAAGGTCAAATACGAGAACGGCAAACTCGTGGAGGCGAAGCAGACCCCCGAAACACAGGGCGGCGGCGAGCCGATTGACCTGCCGCTCGAACAGACGCTCCACATCAAGTGGAACGCGCCGTCCTATTCACCGCGCGGCAACTCGATGGTCGTGACGGCGTTCGAGTCCATCGAACTTCTGAGGGATTACCGGAGCGCGGAGCGCGCCGTCGCCAAACGGTGGACCACTCCGCTCCGGTTCATTCAGGTCGGCGGGCAGTTCGGACAGAAGACCATCGTGCCGGATCAGAGAACGCTCAACACCGTGCGCGACATGCTGAACCGCATGGACATGAAAGCCGGGCTGGTCGTCCCGTTCTATGTCAAAGCCGAGACTTACGGAACCGAGGGACAGGTGCTGGATACCGAAAAGAAGATCAAGGAAATCAAAGAGGACATCATCATCGCGCTCGGTCTTGCGAAGTCTCTTATCACCGGAGACGGCCCGAATTTCGCAACCGCCTCCATCGGCATGCAGAAGATGGTCGTCATGCTCAAGGAGATTAAGCAGGTGGCGCGGGATATTCTGGACTGGATATTTTCGGACTGGCAGAAACTCAAGGGATACGAGGAGAAAAGCATCAACTACATCTTCAACGACCTCGATCTGACAAACGAGGTGGATTTGAAAAAACTCTACATCGAGCTTTACGACCGCAAACTGATTTCCAAAAACAGCCTGCAGATAAAAATGGACCTCAATCCCGAAGTGGAGGCTTCACACACGGAAACGGAATCCAAACAAGCAATCTCGGTAACCGACCCGAAACTCATTATCGAGATGGTGAACGCCGGAATCATGGCCGTGGGTGTCGCGCAGGAGAAGCTGGGGCTGGACAAGGAAAAGAACAAACCGGCATCGGCGGACTGGAACTACAAGCCGCCCATGGCCACCGGCGCGGTGGAGTTCGACACAATCTGCGACGAGTGTGAATTCTTCGACGATGAAAACAACTGGTGCGACGCGAACAACCGGGACGCCCGGTTCGATTCCCGCGCTTGCACCTCGTTCGAAAGAAAACGAGCAAAGGAAGGCTGCGGATGCGGGCAGTAGCTGCTGAAAAAACACTGCACGACCGGATCGTCGAGGCGACGCTCGTGTCCTTGCATGAGCGCGATCTCTACACCGAGCAGACGGTCGCCCGCGTCCTGGACTCGCTTCAACGAGCCGAAAAGGACGTCAAGGCGAGCCTTCTCTATTACGCCAACCTCGGTTCCCTGCCCGAGGGCAAGGCAATCAATCAGGTGTCGCTCAGAAAATTGCAGCAGCAGATCAGGGATCACATCCGAACCGTCCGCGACGAGCACTCGCTCATAATGAAAACGGCTATCAAAGAGAGTTACCGTTCGGGCATCCACAGCGGCATCGGCGATCTTGTCCGCGCCCAGATGCCGTTTTACCGCGACCTTTCACCGGAGGGTATCAAACAAACCGGCAGCAACATCTTCACGCTGATTGATAAAGACGCTCTGGATTTCATGGCGAACTACAACGTGCAGCTCGCCGGGGATGTTTCCCGCGAGTTGACTGACGGGATCAACCGCGCGATCCAGACCGGCATCGCCTCCGGCCGCAGTGTGCCGGAAATCGCGAAAGACATAGGGCGCGTGGTCAAAGACCCCGAGGAATTCCGCAAGGCCGGAAAAACCGTTTTCAAAACGGCGCAGTATCGGATGGAGATGATCGCCCGGACGGAAACGCTCCGCGCCCACAATCAGGGGCGAATGAAGTTTTACAACACGGTCGGCGTGACCAAAGTCGAATGGATGGCCGTGGGCGACGAGCGCGAGTGTCCCGTGTGCCGCGAGTTGGACGAAAAGATATTTCCGATTGATAAAGTGCCGAATATCCCGGCTCATCCCCACTGCAGGTGTCAGATTCTGAATGCCTGGCCGTCCGAGATATGCGGGGCGAAAAATCTCGGCGTAGTAGCCGCGCCGGCGGAAGCCGCCTGCATCATGCCGCCGCAGACCATCGAGGACATGGCAAAGGAAAAACAGTCCGAGGCGATCAAGATCGGTCAGTTCATTTCAAAAGGCGAATGGGACAAGCTCACAATCAAGCAGCTTCAGGATCAGGCCAAGGCGAACGGCATCTCCATCGCCCGAACCAAGACCGACTTCCTCGATATCCTCAAAAAGAAAACTGGAACGGACTTCTCTCACCTGTCGGGGAAAGACCTTCAGGCACTCATAAAAGAACACAAAATCGCTGCGCTCCGCAGCAAAGACGACCTCATCAATCTGCTGAAGGCAAAAGCAAAACAGGAACAAGCGCCGGATTTCGCATCCATGCCGGTGTCGAAACTCAAGGAGATGTGCCAGGAGAAAGGCATATCCCTCAATCTCACAAAACAGGAAGTCATCGATATCCTCGATGTGCTGGAACCCGGCGTGGACCACAGCGGGCTTTCCGGGCAGGCTCTTATCGAGGCGAAAAAGAAATTCAATCTCCCGATCCTCAAAACCAAGGAACACCTCGTAAAAGCACTGGAGAAAAACTTCAAGGAAGAGATCGGCAAGAAAGTCACGAAGGAAGCCGTTGTTCAGGTTGCCGAGGAAACAATCAAAAAAGAAAAAGATCAGATCGTTTCCCTGCTGGACGCGGTCAAGGTTTCCACGGACCCGAAAGATTACAAAACAGTTCTCTCAGCGATAAAGGACGCCGAATCTTATCTCGGCAAAGGCGGCTTTTCCGTCGACGACGCCTACATCAAAGACAAAGCAGCGGAAATCGCAAAAAAGAAAGCCGAATTCAAATCAAAGATTCAGTCCATGGGGGCGAAGGATTTAAAAGACCTCGCAAAGCAGAGCAAGGTCACGCACTGGCAGTGGGGATCGAAAGACGATTTCATCGCTCTTTTCACGGAGACGGACGACGCCGCGATACAGGCCGCGAAGGACAGCATCGAGGCCAAGTGGGCGAAGTGGGCTGAAAAATACGGAAAGAAGCCAGCCGCGGGAGTCCAGGCGCCGCAGCCGAAAGCGCCGCCGAAACACACGCCGCAGCCAGCGCCGGAGCCGGTCGCGCCGCCTGTCCTTGAAAAACCGCACGCGGACCTGTCGTCCGGTTTTGCAAAGGTTGATTCCGACTGGGAGGCTGTGGACAAGGGAAAAGCCTTCAAATATTCGAAGGACGCAAAATCCCTCGGCGGCGCTCATGAGAAATACATCTATGTTGACGAGCAAGGCGATGAGTGGCTTTTCAAACCCACCGACAAATTCATCGCCCATGGCGAGGAGATGGGATACCGCATCGCCCGACTCATAAATCCCGACGCCGTCGAGGTCCGTTATATCGAACTGAACGGTCGATCCGGCTCCATCCAGCGGCTGGTCAAGAACGTCAAATCCGAGGCGTCGTTCCGGGACATTCCCATCGGGAAACTGTCGCCGTCCGAGATCGAGGCCGTCCAGCGCGAACACATCCTCGACTGGCTTATTTCCAACCACGACGCGCACGCCAAGCAATTTGTCCGGGCCGCGGACGGTCGGGTCTTCGGTATCGACAAAGGCCAGACGTTCAAGTTTCTCGGCAAAGACAAACTCGGCATTTCTTACCATCCGAACTCGATGGAAGCCGAGCCGATTTATAACACGCTTTTCCGCGCATACCAGAACGGCGAGATCGATATTGATCTCAACGCGGCGCTCCGGGTGATCCAGCGGATCGAGAAAATCCCGGACTCCGAGTACCTTGAAATCATCCGGCCTTACGTTGAGGGGCGTTTCGGCGCGAAAGCGAGCGCGGCGAAGGATGAGTTCTACCGGCTCGCGCTGGAGCGCAAAAACAACATTCGCCGCGACTTCGAGAAATTCTACAACGACCTTTATAAAGCGCGGTACAAAGCCGAGTTCCGGTTCCAGGACGATGTCAAAACGATAAAGAAGCTGTCCGGCGAAGACGAAGCCATTCTGCGTGACGCACAGATAATGAAGGGTCAGGGAAAAGCCATGCGCCTCGATGTGGATGATATCGAGGATCAGAACGCTCTCGTTTTCACACAAAAGAATCTGCAGGGCAAAGAGGAAACAGTCATCCAGTTCAAACTGCGCCCGGATTCCGAGAAGAAATTGCTTGATGCTCTCGGTGAAAAAGGAACCGCCTTGAAGGGGCTTGCCGCCGGTGACACGCTGCCCGAAGATGCTTTCTACGACAAAATCCTTTCAGGCGTGAAAACGGTCAATCACCATATTGACAGCGGGGATTTCAAATACAACAAAGACTCGCTGGATGAAATAAGGAAGATACTCCCCGATCTTGAGAAGCTGGCGAAATCCGGCAAGTCGGCATCCATCCGGGACATGGCCGAGGAATACAGAAAGACATGCGAAGCCGTTCTGGATGCCGCGAAAAACAATAAAAAGATCGCGGGCAAGTTCGAGCAGTACACCGCAAAAAAGAATCTCATCGCCAAGGAGGTGAAGCCGGAGCCGAAAAAGGCTGGCTTCCGGTTCCAGAGGACAAATATAAAGATGGATCAGCGCCAGTGCCGGGGCGGCGAAATACACGTCGTGAAGGCCGACGTCGATTTAAACAACATCTTCGGGCGCAGTTCTGGTTTCAGCCGCGGCGTGCAGTACCGGATTGAACTCGATGACGGCGTGGTCATGGACTATCGCCCGTGGGACTCCTCGAATCCTTACGCCGTACAGGGACAGGTGGAAATCCGCGTCACCGGCAAAGTCGCGGACCCGGAGCGGTTCGAGGCCATTCTCGACCGGCTCGACCAGCTCGGAATCAACTCGGTTCCCGCCAGCATCGAGGACGCCGAGATCATGTATCTTCAGAAGCAGGCTTACCTTCTTAAGAAAGACACGTCCGCCGCGTGGAAAAAGATGTCGCGGACGCTGGACTCATCGAACGCCACCAAGGCCGAGCGCATCCAGGCGATGCGTAAGTTCTGGTCGGATGAACTCGGCGTCGACGATGTGACGAACATACACGGCTACGACCCTGTTGGAAATTATGAACTCGGATTCAAAGACCCGACGCGGCGCGCCGGATACAGGCACCAGATGCGGTTCGACCTTACGGAAGAGATGCTGGAGCGGGAACTGAAAGGTTATGGTCTTTATCACAACGTCACGGACAACGGCGACGTGGAAGACCTCGTAAAACTCGTGCTTGATAACAACGGCAACATGGTCTCGACCGTCGAGAAAATACGCATCGGCGTCAAACCGGGGGGCATGTCTCCCGTCAGCGATATGGGCACGGGTGGCGCTTCTTACTTTTTCACCCGCGTTCGCAAACTGCCGACCGGTGGCCGGGGAAGCACGGGGCTCTATTTCAAGAAGCGGCTTCTGCGCCGGATGGACGCCATTACTTATGACCACGACGCTTTCGGCAAAGTTGTCGACGATTACGTCCGCCGCAGACGGCTCACAAGCATCGATGATTACAAACGGCTTTCGTCTGGTGGCCGGAGCGACGAGACGATCTTTAAATACACCGTGTCGCTCGTGGATGAAATCGACGTCATCAAGACCGGCAACGCGGCGCAACGCGCGAAGGTCATCGAACTGTTCAGGAAGAAAGGCTTTTCAAAACTGCCGGATGGCCGGAAGATAGAGGAAGTGGTGCTCTGATGCAGCAGGAACTCGAAGCCGTGAAACAACGGATGCAGGAGAAGATCGACAAAATCACCGCCCCCGGTGCCGTGGTGGTTGTGGACATCGGCATCCCCGAATCCATCCGCATTCTCGTTGACCGGTTCGATATTTTGCTCGCCCGCCCCGTCATCGGCCCGGACGGCTCCGTGTCCGGCCACTATTACTGGGCCGTGTGTTTTGAGGCCGGGTTCGATCAGGGCGGACCGCAGAACGTCCGGCTGTTCAAAATGGATAATGTACGGGAGGAGCGCCCCGATCTGTTCCTGTTCCGCGATCACCGTGAATATGAGTGCTTCATTGAAACCATCGACGAGATCGACGGCGCGAAAAAGTCCGACATCAAACGGTGGCGGGAGTACAAGAAACAGAATCAAAACGCGTTCGAGCGTCTGTATGCGAATTTCACAGCCGAGGCGATGGAAATGGCGCTGAACTGGGAGAAACCGCTCTGATGAAGATTCGCTATTTCATCGAATACAAACGTCCCGACCCGAACAAGTGGGACATGATTCCCATCGGCGTCTGGGCGCACGGCGTGGACGACCGGTCGGCGTTCGATGTGGGGTATTTGCCGGGATTCGACGCCGAGGAGTGGGACGCGCAGTGTGTGGTGAACCGAATTGTGGAACAGGGAATCCGGGAACTGCCGATGGATTTCCTTGAGCAACACCGTGAGGGAATTTCCGTGTACCTCGGTTCGCGCACAAAGGTGTTTGAGACGGAAAAGTACGGAAGCGTGACGGAGCTGGTGGAAGACATGCTGGTCCAGATCAGAAAGGGGAAACTCAACAATGCATAAAGTGGTCGCCTTCTTTCAAAAACTCCTTTCTGAACGTTTTTACGGACAGGTTGTGTTCCGCTTTGAAAACGGAAAGGTCACGCATGTCGAGAAAATAAAGACAGAAGCGAAATGGGAGTTCAGAAACTTGCCGGAATAATTCTGTAAACAACCAGCCCGGAAGTGTTGAAAGCCGAGCCCGGTAAATAAGCCCGGAAGCGTCGGTCCAAGCCCGGTAACAAGCGAGAGATCGCGTGTTGCCGGGCTTTCTTTTTTCCGCGAGGTGAGCAAATGGAAGTCGAATTCAAAACCGACATAGAGAAAATCAATTTCCTTCTTGAAGCCGACGCCGATCTGCGTCTCGGACTTCTTGCCGCCGAGGGCAAGCTGGAACTTGTCACCGAGGAACTGCCCGCTGAAGAGCGCCCGAAATACATCACTAACTTCATCGGCTCCAAACAGAAGCTCGTGGACTGGATATGGGGCAACACGCCCGAAGACGCGGAGTCCGTTCTCGACGCTTTCTCCGGCTCGTCCGTCGTCGGCTACATGTTCAAAACCAAGGGGCTGCAGGTATTCTCCAACGACCGGCTTTCCTACTGCTATCACGCCGCCCGCGCCATCGTCGAGAACAATAATGTCCGGCTGTCAGAAAAAGACATCGATGGACTGCTCAAAGACCACAACTCTGACGCGGGAACATTCATTCAAAAAACATTCCACGGCATTTTCTTTCACAACGATGTCCTCGCCCTCCTGGACGTGCTTCGCGCAAACATCGACGCGCTGAACGGCGTCAAGAAAAGCATGGCGCTCTTCGCGCTGGGCAAGACCTGCATGTCCGGCGGTGGGTTCGGCCATTTCTCGTCCACGACCAAGGGCGGGCAACGGAATTACACCACACAGAGTTTTCTCGATCACTTCCGGGACAACCTCTATCGCATCAACGCTCTCGTCTTCGACAACGGCAAAGAAAACAAAGCGTTCAACGGCGACATCGTTGATATCGCACCCAAGGTAAAGGCCGACCTTGTGTATTTCGATCCGCCTTACGCGACCGAATTCAGTTCCACGAACTACGAAAAGTATTACCACTTCGTGGAAGGTCTTATGGACTACTGGAAGGACAAGGAAATCGATCACGCCAAAAAGATACGCAATTACAAAATCGAAGACCCCGGCGTGACGCCCGCAACCGCGAAACAGTTCTTCACGGATTTTCTCACCGCTTCAAAGCATATCCCCAACTGGCTCATTTCTTACCGGGACAACGCCTATCCGACCGAGACCGAAATCAAACAGATTGTCGCCGACCTCGGAAAAGACTCCCGCATGAAATCGAAGGATCACAAATATCAGCTCGCGGGAAAGAACCGGGGCGGCGAACCCTCGAACGCGAAAGAACGCCTGTTCGTGTGCGCCGAAGTTACCGAGGATGACGAGCAGCTTTCCGCCGTCGCCAACATGGAGGACATCGCTGGTCTGTCGCTCGACGCCGACTTTGATTTCGATCTCCTGAGCGCAATCGCGGGCAAAACTGACAACGTCCTCGTCACCGGATATATCGGGAACAAACACTTCGTCATGAGCTGGATAGACAAGCATTTCCCGAAGGACGCCAAGTCTCTGTTCGACGCATTTTCAGGCGGTGCGAACGTCGCCTATTTCTACAAGCGCAAGGGGCTGCGGGTCACGACAAACGACATCATGTCCTATCCGTACCACATCGCCCGTGCCGTCATCGAAAACAACAACGAGACCATCTCCGATGATGAATTCTCCGCGCTGCTGGAGAAGAATCCCGAAGCCGGAACTTTCATCACCGATACCTTCTACGGCTACTACTACACAAAACCGATTCTCCAGTTCCTCGACAACGTCTGGGCAAATATCCAGAAGCAGAAGGGATACAAAAAAGACATTGCGCTCGCGGCGCTTGGACACACGTGCAAAGCCAAGGCGGTGTTCGGCATGTTCAACCGCAGCAAGATGAACAAGACCCGCAACATCTCCGATCTGGATGAGGGATACCGCTCTTCCAGCATTGGAAACATACCGCTGTCGGAGTTCATTACTGCGTTCAGAAAATACGTTCGGCAAATCAACAGTCTCGTTTATGACAACGGGCAGGAAAATGCCGCGCACAACGAGGACATCCTCAAAATCCTCCCGGATGTGAAAGCCGACATCATCTACTGCGACCCGCCCTATATCACAGAATTTGGCAGCAACGATTACGAGACCTATTACCACTTCGTGGAAGGCCTCATGACTTGCTGGAAGGACAAGGAGCTTTTCGACTCCCCGCGCCGTAATTTCGCGTCCCGCACCAAATACAACAAGGAGAGCATCGCCGATCTGATCGGTAGTGTCGTGTCCGCCGCAGGGAAGAAATTCCCGCACATCCTCATCAGCTACCGCGACAAGGCGTTTCCAAACGAGAAGGAACTCAAGGACATGGTCGCCGGAGCTTACGGCGGTGTCCGTGTCAAGCGAATCGCCATGACCTACGGGCTTGTAAGGCGCGAGTCCGAAAAAGGCGGCAAATACGCGAACGAGCTTCTTTTCATCGGCAAAAAGTCCGCCGCGGGCGCGGCCAAGGCCGGGTGTGAGGACGACGGCATCCTCGACGCGATAGCCGATTCCGACTTCCAGATGAAAACACAGAAGAATTCACAGCTCACGCTCGGGCATTCCATTCTGCACCGATGGTTCGCCGCGGGTTGGGATTCCGAGGGAAAGAATGAGACCACCACATGGACCCGCGATCAGGTTGTCACAGAGCACACGCGACTGCACTGTCTGGCGCTCGAGCGCGGCCTCGTCTTTTCCTACATATCCGGCTCGGTTGATGAATCTCTGCCGGAAGACCTCAAAAAACAGGTGATTGAAAAAATGCAGAAATCAGAGTCCGCGGCCGCGACCGCATCCATGACGACCGGAAACCACACGACCATTATCGGCGACATCCGGCTTTCCGACATCAATCCTCTCGCCGCCGAGGGCATCAGCCTCTCCGACAACGGAGTCCAGGGCGACAAGGAATTCAGCTTCATCCTGACGCACGCGGGCGCGAACAAGAACGGCGACTTCTTCACCATAGAGGAACTCTCATCGCGCCACCAGACGGCGATCAACAAAAAGATCGACCTCAAGCATTCGCAGGATTTCACTGACATCGTCGGCGGTATCATCGCCAGCGACTTCGTGCAGGAGGAGAACAAGTCGTGGGTGGA